CGGTCTTGTTCCCAATAGTTGTGGCGGCACATTCCGTGGGCATCAATGTCATCGCCCGGAGCCCATTCGCCCCACTGCTTGAACAGATAGGGCACGCTGGCTGCTGCGCACTGGTCGCGCACGGACTGAGCCCACTCGGGGTTCATCGGTCGCGCATGTGCGCCACTTTCTCCGCCCACGATTACCCACTCTGGCAGCAGCTCACTGGGGATTCGCCCCAGATCGCCCAGCATGGGCTCCACGCTCCAGAATCGCACACGAGCATCCACAGCCTTCAGCTTTGGCGCATCTCGCAGCATTTCTTCGCGGCTGGTGATTGTGGCGCCGATCCAGAAATGGGGGAACTTTTCGGCGAAGTCAAACGGCAAGGCCAGCATGTTGGGCACGTTGCCGATGCGCTTGGTCAGTAGCAGCCAATCAAGATCAGGCGTTGACTCAATCAGGCTCCACAGATCATCTCGCCACTCGGTCGGCACTTGGTTGTCGAACACGTCGGCCAGCGAGGCGCAAAACACGCGCTGGCGGCGGCCATGCGTGGCCATGAACTCTGCCGCCCGCTTTTGCCACTGCAAAGGCTTGCGCCAGTTGGCAATGCTGGTGCGCTGGCGTTCGGCGCCCCACGTCACTGAGCCAGCACGCTTCGCCCAGCCTTCGGCGTAGCAGTGGTCACACCCTGGGCTCACCTTCGTGCAGCCCACCCATGGGTTGAAGGTGTGGTCAGTCCATTCGATCTTGCTGTCTTCAGCCATTCAATCTCTCCTGTTTGGTGCTGGCCGTCTAACTCTTCGTTCAACCGGACGCCCGCCCGTTGGGCGGTCGCCTGTTAACTTTTGGGTTAGGCCTCTCGTTTGCGCTGCTCACGCCGGATCGCATCTATGTAGTCGAAAGCAATCTCGGCCATCTGTGCGGCGTGGTCGTGGCCGCCAAAATCGCCAGTTCCGCCAGAAAGCATCGCGGCCACAAGCTGGGTGGCCTGCTGATCTACTGGAGGTCTGTCCATGGTCTTGGCCAGTTGCAGCGTCATTGCGTCAAACAACTCTTTGAAAGCGTCAATACCCATTGGCAGGCCTCGCCCCCCGCCTGCCTCTTGAATCAGGCGAGCTATGGCCTGTGATGGCTTCAGCGGCTCTGACTTGCCTTCTAGGCGGACTTCCCATTTCGTCAGATCGTCAATCGTGTGCATGCCGATTTGGTTGAGCACGTTGAGCGTCTTCTTCGATAGGTTCAGTTGGTCCAGGTTCATGGGTTCCTCTCGTCGTTGTGGTTGCTTAGTTGGGCCCTCATGGCTTGCGGGGTGGTGGTTGAACCGGGCCGGTGGTGCCAACAGGCTGGTAGCCGCCTCGGGCGGACATGCTGCGGATCGTGGCGTGGGCTCCCTCAAGCAGGGCGCGCAAGCGGCCCACCTCGTTCTCCAGGTCGCGCTTGTCTTGCACCACCACGCCAAAGGCCTCGGCTGCGCCTTCTTCGGCGGCCAGCAGGCCCGTCACCACGTCTTGGTCATACAGCTCGCGCATCGGGCGCTGGTACCTGTCGGCGCACTCTTTGGCCTGGGCCTTGTTGGTGGTCCACATGATGCAGTTGCCGTTCTCGGCCCACACCACGTAGGCGGTTGGCTTCGGCTCGTGCACGCTGGGGTCTGCTGGGTCTTCGTTATTCAGTGTTGTCATCGCTGTTTCCTTCGTTCACCAGGCCTAACCGGGCGCTCAAGCCAGCGCCTTGCGGCACGGCTTGCCTTGGGTTTTGGCTCTCACTCCATCGTTGCGCCGGCATCAGCCGAGCGACGGGCACGGCGACCGGTGGCGACTTCCGGCTGGTGGTCTTCCTCCACCTCGGCATAGTCGTCCTCGGCGCTCAGGCCTTCGTCGGTACCGGAGCGCACGAATGCGTCGGTGGCATCCATCGCCGGGGCATCATCGTCGAACAGCGGGCCATCGTTGCCGGGGTGGTCAGCGTCGAACGCATCCTGCGTGCCGTCGATCACCTCGTCATGCGTAAACTCAGGGGCGACCAGCTCCACCGTGACCTCTTCACCTTCCAGGCCGCACAGGGCGCCGACCAGTTCGGGCGTCACCGACTTGTTGGACGACAGCGACCAGCTGATGGTCACGCTGCCGCCTTCCTTCGGGTCGACCTTGAACTTGTCCATCTCGCACTGGTACAGCTGCAGGGCGCTAGATTCGTCGATGCCGTGATCGATGGTCAGCTGGTAGCCGGAGTACTCGGCAGAGATGGCCAGGGGCGTGGCCACGGTCGGCACGCGCAGGTTCGGGGTGATCTCGGGCACGCCGTCGATGCGCTCCTGCGCTTCCTCGCTGGGCGTCTTCCAGAACAGCATGGCCTTGAGGTTGGGATGCAGCTTCTCCAGGCTGTCGTTCGTGGTGGTCCACGACAGGCGCAGGCTGATTGCTTGCACCAGGTCATCGCCGTGATGTTCCTTGCGGGGCGTGGCCTTGCTGATCAGGATGTAGGTGCCGCTGGGCAGTTCGAATTTCTTCATGGTGGTGCTCATGGTTCGATGGTTGGGCCCCTGGCCCCGCGCCTTCCGATGCCGGCATTACGTCCACGTCTCAGGTGGGTGTCTGCTGACCGCCGCTTGTTGCTTCGCTGCGCTAGGTATCCGGCTGCTCACACGTCTAGGACAACAGGCCGGGCCAGGGGGAAAATCGTCAGGCTTCGACAAGGGTCCAGTCTTCGGCCAGCATGTCTGTCTGCGAGGCAAGCCACGGGACAAACTTGTCGTCGGCTGTCTTCATGCCGACCCACGGCAGCGCATTCAGTGCAGCGTACTGGAATGCCACCTTGTCAGCTAGATCGACCGGGACGTGCATCAGCCACATGCCCTTACCGTTCCAGCCAGCGCGCGCCACACGCTTGCCGGCTTTCAGTGCATCGATGGCCAGCCCAAAGGTCAGGCCAGTGGTAGGGCGGTAGGCCTTTTCGAACTGCTCTTTCGGGGACCACGAGATGTACCCGGCATGGAGCGGGTGGTTTGGCGTGCCGCCGTCGTGATACTCAACCAGATAGCCCTCGTCAGCGCCGTTCTCGTTATCCGGCAGTTTCCAGCCTCGGTAAGCGTTGTAGGCCTCGCGGCTCATAGGTTTGGCGCCAACGACTTTGGTGCCGATGTAGATCTGATTCATGAATGGTCCTTTACGGGTGGTGGGAAAGTTGGTGGCTCAGGCCTCTGCCTGCTCTTCGACAACCTGGCGCACTGCGTCCAGCGGCACACACAGGTTGACGCTGACCAGTTCGCAGACCTCGGCGTCGCTGAGCTCGTAGGTGTTCACGCGCACTTGGTAGAACTCGGCGCGGATGCGTTCAAGGGAAACGATCGGGGAGGCCATCACGCAGCCGCCTTTGCTTGGTGCAGGCCACGGTCCTGGATGGCGAAGAACACGGCCTTGCAGCCGTCAACGTCGACCATGGCGTTGTGCGCGCCGGTCAGGGGCTTGTCGGTGAAGAACTCGTAGGCCTCGCGCAGGTTGGCCGACTTGTGGCCGTTGCGGCCTGCTGCCTTCATCTTCTCGGTGGGTGGCAGCTTCATGATCGGCGTGGCCAGGCGCTGCGTGCACATGGATGCCCCGGCCTTCCACTTGTCGGCCAGCTCGTCACCGAAGAAGCGCTTGAGCGCGATGCGCATGATCCGCGCGTCGAACTGCTCGTTGTGGCCGATGCGCAGGCGCGGCATCTCAGGCTTCCACAGCTCGAGCAGCAACTCGATGGCGGCCTCTTCCGGCACACCGAGATCCATGGCCATCTCGGTTGTGATGCCGTGCACTTGGGCCACCTCGTCGGGGATGGTCCAGCCCACGGGGCGCACGATCACGTCGAGGGACTGCACCACGATGCGGGTGTCCATGTTCACCAGCTGGGCTCCAACCTGCACGACGTGCGGCTGGTTGGGGTGATCGCTGGGCTCGGAGAACAGCGGCAGGCCGCTCGTCTCAAAGTCGTACACCAGGGCGAGGTTTGGGGTCTTGTTCATGCTGCTGCTTTCAGTTGCGGGGCCAGGGAGCCGCCAGTGATCCAGTGGGCGGCGACGGTGGGGGGAAGGGATGCGGGCAGGGCCTTGAGCGTGCCGAACACCAGGGCGGTGTCGATCTCGCCCATGTCGGCCAGCACGTCGAGCCAGCCGATCAGGTCAGAGCGCGAGGCGGGGTCGAGCACGTCAAAGCGGTCGAGCACCAGCAGGCGGGCCCCGGACAGGTGAGCGATGGCCTCGGCCACCATTGCGTCCACACGCCACCGCTCGGACTCGCTCAGCAGTCGGTAATCGCGGCCACCACCGGTCAGGGCCATGTCGGCGCTGATCTCGGCCTTCAGCCATGCGGTATCCGCTGCCGACTGCGCCAGGCGCTCATTGATCGGGCCCAGGGTCTTGGCCAGGATCTCGGCGGGGATGCCGTCAGGTGCCAGCGCTGCGCCCAGCTCGTCCCATGCGGCCACGTCATCGGCGTGGGCGGCGGCTTCCTTGGTGCGCTTGTCCGCTGCCTCGGCCTGGAGCTTGAGCGACTGCAGGGTGTCCAGAGCCTTCTGCACCTCGGCGCGCTTGGCCTGCAGGCTCTCGATCTGCTTGCGGGCGCCGGCCAGGGCCTGCTCATCAACCGGCTTCGCCAGCTCTTGCTCGATGGCTTCAATGTCGGCCTGAGCTTTCAGCGCAGCCTCCAGGTCGCGCTTGTCGTTGGCGACGGCCTTGGTGCACAGCTCCACGCTGTTGCGGATCGATGGCAGGCGGGCAGCTGCTTTGCCATCCGCAACAGGCTGGTCTTTTGCGAGGCTGACCTTGCCGTGCTCGGCCTCGTAGGCGTCCAGGGCCTTCTGCACGAGCTGATCATCGGGGCTGTTGTCGAGCGGCTCCACAATGCCAAACTTCAGCAGATAGCTGACGGCCCACGCCAGGTCATGCAACAGCCCAACGCGTGGCGAGGCTTGACCAGCCGCCGCCAGGCTCTTGTCCAGATCGGCCCGCCAGTCCGCGAGCTGCTGCTCGTCGGTGGCCAGCTTCGTCTTGATGCGCTCGATGCGGCCAGCGTGCTCTTGCAGGGCGGCCTTCTTGTCCTCCAGCTCGATGCGCCGATTCTGCTGTGCACGCAGCGCACCGACCTGCTGCTGCCAGGACGCGATGGCCACATCAGCATGCTGCAGCTCGGTCTGCAATTCCTTGAGCTTTCCGGCGTCATACTTCGGCACCTCTGCGCGCCAGGTCTTGGCCTTCTCGCTGCCGAAGGCCTCGCCGGTGATGGCCTTCCACGCGCCGCGCGCTTCGGTGGCCTTGGCCTTGGCTTCCTTGTGCGCGGATTCGAAGCCAGCGCGCAACAAGGGCGCAATGCGATCGATCTTTGCAGCGTCCAGGCTACGCGCGGCCAGCATCTCCTTCACCGTGGCCGGGTCCGTCTTCACGTCCATCAGGCCCATCAGGAAGGTGCGGCGCTCGTTCGCGCTCAGCTGCCCGAAGCGCTGAGCGTCCAGCACATACGGCCACACCGGGTCGGAAGCCTTGCCGCTTGCGCCGTCGGTGATCTTGCCCGCGTTGCTGATGCCCACGGTGTACACGTCACCGTCGGCGGTGATCACCTCGCAGCGCGCGGCCTTGGCGCCCTCGCTCACCAGCTGGCCGGCCTCCTTCTTGAGCGACACGCGGCCAAGGTCAGCCGTCAGGGCCAGGGCCACAGCATCACGAATGGACGACTTGCCTGCACCGTTGGGGCCGCAGAACAGCTGTACCGGGGCGGTGGTGCTCACGTCGATGACGCGGGCGCCCAGGAAGTTGTCGATGTTGATCTTGTTGAGCTTCATGGCGTGCCTCACTCCATGGTGGACTGAACACGCGTGCGGCGGCCAGCGGGCGCCTGCGTGGTGCCGCTGTCAGCGTTGGCCTCGGCCATCTCGCGGTCGTGGATCTCGGCTAGTTCCGCTTCGGAGGGTTGCCACTCGGCGCCAGTTACGCCGGCTTGCGTGTCCACGGTGGGAGACGGATCGTTCGTCAGCTGGTTGGCAGGCTGGGTGATTTCGCCCGTTGCCTCGTCCACGTCAGCCGCGGTGGTGCGCGGCATGTCCTGGCGCAGCGTCTCGGTGGTGACCGTGAAGGAGCCGTCGTTGCGCACGTCCACCACGTCCACCAGCTCTTCAGCGGTGCTCAGGCCCATGCTGATTTCGGGCGCATAGCCACGCTGCCAGCACGCCGCGCTCCGATAGATGAACATCTGATCGGGCATGGTCAGCCACTTGCTGCCGTTCTTCTTGTTCCAGCCCTCAGCCTTCACCATCTTCCAGTCGACCCAGGCGCCGAACAGCTTCTCGCCGGTGGACTTCTCGATGGTCCAGGCGCGACAACCGTAGTCGTCGGCGCCGGGCTGGCCGCGCCACTCGTAGCGCAGCGACTCGTACCGGCCGCACGAGTTGACGCAGGCGATCAGGAACTTTGCCGACCAGCCAGGGTTGCCGTGCACGATGTACAGGTTCTGCATCACCATGAGCTCGTCAGCGTTGAGCCGGCGCGCCAGGTTCAGGGCGATCATGCAGTTGGCCACGTTGCCCTGGTACTGCTGGGGCACGAGGGACGACGACGCGAAGGCCTTGGCCACGCGTTGCAGCAGCTCGAAGCCCTGCAGATCAAAGAAGCCAGCCTGCACGACGGCAGTGCTGGTGACTTGTGGTTGCTTGAGTTGAGCAACAGGTACGGGTGCATTCATGGGTTTTCTCACTCGTGGTAGGGACAGGTGGACCAGCGGGCGCAGTACTTCTCACTGCACAGGTGGCTGCTGGGGTTGGGGGGAAACAGGCCGCTGCGGAACATCTGCGCAGCGATCTCGATGAGGCCGGGAGCGTTCTCGTCGCCGACCATCACGCGCTTGGCATCGAAGACCTTGGAGACGCCCGACGCGGTGGTCTTGCTGGTTTGCAGGGCGATGATTTGGGCGCCCTCGGTGGGTACGCCTTCGCTCTGCTCGTACATGAGCTGATACGTGCCCAGCTGGGGGCTGCGGCCTTTGATGGACACAACGCCATCGGAGATGACGCGACTTCCTGTTTTCAGATCAGAAATGAGGTGCTGGCCGCTGAAGCTCTCTGTGACGCGGGCGCGGTCCATCGAGCCAGTCAGGCGGATGACCGTGCCACCACCGCAATCAATCTCCATAGGCTGCAGCTTTGCTTCCACCGCCACATAGTTGAACTGCGGGGCGATGTCCATGCAGTAGGTGGTGTGCAGCGTCAGGCCAATGCGCTCGGCGGTGCGCAGATCAAGGTTGTCCTGGTCGTAGTCGACTTCGCGGTCAGGCTTGTGCAGCGACTCCACGAACACGCCGGCGGCGTCATCCACGGTCAGCGGCGAGCCTTCCAGCTTGGCTAGGTCATAGGCTGCGGTGCTGGCGTGGATCGATGTGCCCAGGTGGGCGCGCAGACCTGCAGGCTTTTTGATGCCCAGCAGGTGCTCACCTTCCCACTTGAAAGCGCAGTCGAACACGCTGGCCCAGCTGGAGGCACGGACGGTGTAGGGTTCGCGGGTTGTCATCACAGCGTGACTCCAATCACGACAAGCCCAGCGACGCCGATGGCGGAAACGGTTCGCACGAAGATCTGCTCGTCGTTCAGCGCATCAATGAGGTTGTCCACGGGGGAGCGCCAGAAGGCTATGAAGTCGCTGGCGACTTGAGTGATGCGGCTCATGCTTTGCCTCCGGTGGCTTTGGCGATGAACGCCATCACGTTTCCGCGCATCACTGCGCCGTCGAATTGGTACTTCTTGCGGCTAGGCCAGTAATCGAGACGCTTCCCGGCAACCGTTCGCGACCAGTGGTGCTCGGTGTGCTTCGTCCATCCACCGTCATCCGCGCCGATTGCCTCAACCATGAATCGCTGACGGTCTTCGGCGAACTTCTCTCTGCTGCACTGCTTGAGTGCGTCCCAGATCGGGTCACGGTCACTCATCACAGCCCCCGCGCTTCCGCAACAGCTGTTGCATTGATTGCGGCGTGCGTCTTGGCGAACGACTCGCGCAGCTCTTTGCCGGCAGGCGATGCAATCAGCTTGGACAGCAAGCCGAGGTTGCGCTGGTTGTCCAGCACCGACTCCATGAAGGCATCGATGGCGGGTTGAGCCACTTCGCGCGCCTTGCCGCTGATCATCTTTTCGCCAGCGGTCACGGAGCCCTTGGTCAGGTCGCCCAGCTCGGTGCAGGCCATCACGTCGTGCTCGATCTCGACCTGCACGCGGTCGGTCAGAGCGTCCATTGCCGCCTGGCGGTCAGCCGCCTCGCATTCGGCGCGGTCGTGATCGGCAAGGGCCAGGTCGTCGTAGTCAAGGTAAGCCATCTATCGCTCCCGTGTGGGTGTTGCGTTAGATGGATTCTTCCCGCAAATGGGAAGCATGTCAACCCATAAACGGGAAGATGCTGAAAATAATTCCCACCGGTGGGGTGGTTGATACGAAAAAAAACCCGCCGAAGCGGGGTTTGTTGGTGGGGGTGACGGCTCAGCGCCGCTGCTCGGCGCGTATCTTGAGGACGGCCGTGGTGGCCAAGTCAACCTGTTGCGCGTACCAGCCTCTGTAGTATTCGGCCCGTTGCATGTCAGTCATGGGCCACGTCCTAACCCTGGCATATTCGTCAGAATGTGAGGTGCACTGGCCAGCCACGGCGCGGCCAATGGTCCCCGCATCTGAGATGCCATCATCGACAGTAGGGGCCACACGATACAAACATTTGATCAGACTCGTCTTGGCCTGTTCGATTTGTTCCTTGGTTGGCTCTGGTCCGTAGGTGCGCACGTAGGCCGTTGGATCGTAGGGGGTAGAGCATGCAGTTAGCACCGATGCGGCAACCGCCGCGAGCGTGACTGATTTCATCACTCATCCTTCTCGTTGAGCTCAACGATCTCTTTGGCGAGCTCGCCGATCTTCTTGTACAGCTTGTCCTCGACCTCACCAACAGAGCGCAGCACTGGTGGGTTTTTCGGAGCAAGACCAGGCGTGAGGATCTGCCACGGATCAAGGCCGTACACCTTTGCTATGACCTCGACATAGTCAAGGTTGAGGGTGGTCTGCCCTTTCAGCGCTCTGTCAATCGTGCTCTTCCCAACCTTGAGGCCATGTGATTCCGTGGCCCGCTCCAGCGCCAGTGTGGAGCTGTAGGTATGGTGTGACGCCATCAGGGCGCGCAGATTTTCGGAAAGTGTGTCTCGTGCTGACATAGCAGCTACCCCATAAGTAGACGGCAAAAACATCACAACCGTTCCTTGTTCTCCCTGGAGTAGCAGTTTGCGCCAACGGATTCCCGTAAATGGGTTGACAGCTTCCCGCAAACGGGAAGACAATCGGCGGCATGAGCACAATCCTCGCCCCCCTCATTGACAGGCTGAAGCAGTTCAACCAAGCGCAGCTGGAAGTCATCGCAGAGCAGGCCGGCGTCGCCAAGACGCTGCCCCGCAAGCTGGCCTGCGGCGACCGGACGAACCCGACGGTGCAGACCATCGAGCCGCTGATTGCCTACTTCGACGAGATCGATTGCGGCAAGCGCGCGCTGCCGTTCGACCCTGCAAAGCCAGCCACTCCGGCCGAGCAACCCCAGACCGCGCAGGAGGTCGAGCATGGCTGAGCGGGAAGACGAGCTGCGCCAACGCTGGCCAACGCTGGGCGAAGTCCGCACGCAGATTCGCGAGCGGGCGCAGAAGTACCTGGACCACCCGGATGTGCAGAGCGTCACGTGGGCGGGGAAGGCACACGCCCAACGCCTGTACCGTGAGATCAGAGGTCCGGGGGCTGGCCTGTCTCCCTTGTGCTGGGATGTGTCCTTAGAAGCTCGTGCTTCATCGCCTCGAAGCCGTCGAACCATTGCGGGGGCTTCGGTTGCTCGGCGTCGTGCAGCGCTTGAACGTGCGCTCGTTCGAACAAAGCAGCAAGCCTCGCTGCGGTCTGCGATTGCTGGGGCTCTGGCATTCCAAGCAGAAGGGCCTGCACCGCTATCCGAAGCGTATGTAGCTGCCCGGCGAGTTGGCGGGGGTCGTTGATGTCGAGCTCCCAGGTTTCCATGGTCCTGTCCTTCGCTGATGGTTGGGGTGAGAGCCGCCATCGTAAGTCGCAGGGCAGGGCCGCCATTTGCCGCCCGCCTGAGGCCTGACCCATGTTCAACCTCACCGAAGCCCAGCTCGACCTGCTGCTGCTCATCGGCCCGCCGGTGTTCGTGCTGCTCGTCCTGGTCTTCGTGGTCGTCCAACTGTGGCGGGGTGTGCGTGATGAGCACCTCAACCCCGACGAGCCGGACAGCTTCAAGTGAGCACAAGTTATGTCCCCGCGCACTCCCAACACCATCACCCAGCTGTCCCGTCGAAAGACGGCGGCTTTCTCCTCCCTGACGCCGTGCAAGAGAGGTCTTTTGCCTCTTGCTTGTCTGGGTGAGGTGCGCGGGGTTTTTCTTCGATGTGAGGTGGGTGCCCATGGCGCCCAGTCTCATTTTTTTGCCTGCCGCTAAGACGGCAACAGACGGAAAGCTGACATGTCATCCGTTTCAACACCCCAGTTCACGCTCAACTTTGAGCCGTCCATCGCCGACCGGTGGCCGACTTTGCGGGCGTACATCGCACACCGCGCGATGCTGCAACCCAAGTCGCTCAAGGTCATCGCCTCCGACATGGACATGAGCCCGTCAACCCTGACGCGCAAGCTCAACCCCCACGACGGTGACACCCAGCGCTTCAACCTTGACGACCTGGAGGGCTACATCCAGGCCACCGGAGATGTGCAGTCGGTCATTGAATACCTGGCGTCCAAATACGCCGACAACGACGATGCGCGCAAGGCCCGCACATTGGCCAAGGTCGAGAGCTTGCTGCCCGAGCTGGCTGCGCTCATCGGCTCTCTGAAGGGCGGTGCCGCATGAGCCACAACCCGTTCTCGCCCAACTACAAGAGCCGGATCGAAAAGATCACCAAGCCATCGAAGGACGGCTACTGGCCCAAGAAGAAGCCGCTGAACCAGCCGCCCATCAACAGCCAGGCCAAGCTCCAAGCCGACGCACCCGGCAAGTCCGCGAAGCTGTCGCGGGGGATGGCGATCTGATGTCCGCGACATACACCCCCCAGCCCGGCACCATTCCATTCCGCGCCATCGAGGCGCTCAAGCTTATGGAAGTCGGCTCCGAGGTCCCGACGGCAGTCATGCTGGAGCTGCTCGGCCATCCAAAAGATTGGGCAGGCCTCACAACATGCCTATCGCCAGCCGTGGAGGCCGGCCTGATCAGTCGCCGTATGGAGGGCCGACGCATCTACTGGAGCCTGGGCGACGGTAAGCCACTGGCGCCCTATGAGGTTGATCCATCCGACGCCACTGACGAGCCAGCAGCGGATCCAAATGCCGAGGCCATTACGGTCGCCTGCGACCCGTTGCCCACCTCAGATGATGAGGGTGACGGCGTGGCCCTTGGCTGCGAGTTCGCCATCACCAGCACCGGGCGTCTGCTGATCGACTGCGGCGGCAAGAGCTTGGCCCTGTCCAAAGAACAGGCCGACCACCTGATGGCCTACCTCGACCAGGCCCGCGGCATTGAGTGGGAGGTCGCTGCGTGAACTACTACGAGCACCACATCGGCGACTTCGCGGAGGCTACGGCGCACCTGTCCTTTGTCGAGGACGCAGCCTATAGCCGACTGATCCGCAAGTACTACGCTCAGGAGAAGCCCCTGCCGGCCGACGTGAAGGCTGTGCAGCGGCTTGTCGGTGCACGCTCCAAGGATGAGCGCGAGGCGGTCGAATCTGTCCTCAATGAGTTCTTCGAGCTGCAGGACGATGGATGGCACCAGGCCCGGTGTGATGCCGAAATCGCCCGCTACCAGGACAAGCAAGCGAAGGCAAAACGCAGTGCACAAGCACGGTGGAACGCAAAGCCAGCGCATAGCGAAGGCAATGCGAACGCATCACCGAACGCAATGCGAACGCATAGCGAAGGCAATGCTCACCAGACACCAGACACCAGTCACCAGTCACCAGACCCAAATACACACACTGAGACTTCTCCACCGCCAATGGCGCGCGCCCCCTCGTTGGCCGGACAGGTTTGCATGGCCATGAAGGCCGCTGGCGTCGCAGACGTCAACCCTGGGCACATCGGCCTGCTGAGGCTCATCGAAGCCGGGGCAACGCTCGACGAGTTCATCGGCGCAGCGTCGGAGGCCAGGGCCAAGTCCAAGGGATTCGCCTACGCCGTGGGGACCGTCCAGCGCCGTCGCGAAGAGGCAGCAATGGCCAACCCGCTGCACCAGGGCGCCATGCCTCAGCCCACCATCAGCCGCAGGGATTTTCAGCTCCAAACCGCCGCCCTCATGACCGGCGCGGTGCCCATGCCCAACCGCGTTCGCCCCATCACCGAATCGGAGACCATCGATGTCGACACCCGAATCCTCCCTCCCTGAAGCTTGGGTCCGCAGGATCTGGGACACCATGCGGGCCACCTACGGCGCCGCGTTCGACCGGCAGTGGGAATGCCCGGCTGGAGTGGCGCCTGAAGCCCACGTCCAGAACCTCATGGCGACATGGGGCCGTGGCCTGGCCCAGCTGCAGCAGAACCCCCAAGCCATCGCCTACGGACTCGACAACCTGCCCGAGCACCCGCCCAACCTGCCGCAGTTCCGCGCCCTGTGCAACCGCCGCCCAGACCGCCCAGCACCAGCGCTCGACGCCCCCAAGGCCGACCCGGTGCGCGTGCAGCAAGCCATCGCGGGAATTGACCGCCGACTGCCCAGCCGCGACCCGCTGCAGACCCTGCGCGAGCTGGCCGAAAGCGACGCCCGAGACGGCACCTACAAGGGTCGCAAAGTCACGATCGCCCAGCGCCAGACCTACCGCCAAGCGCTGGGAATGGATCGACAAGGAGCAACGCAATGACCGAGAAATGCGACCAACCCGCGCGCGCGCAGAATGGCGCCTACATGACGGCCTCGCGCGCCCGCGCGCATTTCACGCCCGAAAGGTTGCGGGCGCTTTTCGACTATGACCAGGTCACTGGCGCTCTCAAGCGCCGGAGCGACGGGGCCACACATTGGCGCAAGAACAGCCACGGATACCCGTGGGTCTGGGTTGGCGGGGCCGCACTGTTGGTGCACCGTATCGCTTGGCGCATCACGACCGGCGAGTGGCCAGCAATGGTTGATCACATCAATGGCGACAGGGCAGACAACCGCTGGAGCAATCTGCGCGAAACCGATCACTCCCTGAATGCGCAGAACTACACCAAGGCAATGCGCACGAACAAGTCCGGTCTCTTGGGCGTGAGTCGCGACAAGCGGTGCAAGACGAATCAGTTTCGCGCAGCCATCCGCATCAGGGGCCTTCACATCGCGCTTGGGTACTACCCCACGCCTGAGCAGGCTCATGAGGCCTACCTGCGCGCCAAGGCCGTGTATCACCCGACAGCCGCAATTGCCTCCGAAAACCTCACCCCATGCCAAGCCCATCCGACCACGACACCTCACGCCACCGCTGCGAAGTCCGCCAGCTGCTTCGCTGGCGCAAAGAACGCGGCGGCCAATGGGTCCGCGACTGGCTCGAAAGCGTCGCCAAGGCCCGAGGCCAAGCCGCAGCCGATGCACTCAACGCTGACGCTACCCGCCAGTGGCAGGCAGGCAACCGTGGCGGCCTCGGCGACTGGCGATGACGAACCCTGCAGCCCGATGTGCCCTCAAGGCGATTGCGCGGGCTGCGCTTTCCCCACAGCGAGGACCCACGCATGATCACGCTCACCCTCCCGTACCCCATCAGCGCGAACCGCTACTGGCGCAGCTTCGTTCCCCGTGGCCACCAGCGCGCCATCGTTACCCTCAGCGATGAGGCCAAGGCCTACAAGGAGCACGTCAACCTCCAAGCCTGGCAGCAGGGCGTGCGCGCCCCCATCGAGGGCCGCGTGCATGTGCACATTGCCCTGTACCCGCAACGCCCGCTTGACTGGAAGACCCGGCAGCGCAAGTTCGGCGAGGCCTGGGACGACACCGTGCAGTGCATCGACTTGGACAACGCCCGCAAGGTGCTCTACGACGCGCTCAAGGACGTTGCCTTCGGTGACGACAAGTGGGTGCGCGCCGACAGCGCCGAGCGCATGGAGCCAGACGAGCACGGTGCCCGGGTCGTTGTGACTGTCACGCCGCTGGCCAAGCGCGCAACGCCTCAAGCCTCGCTGTTGGAGACCGTAGCCTGATGAGCCTGGTCCGTCGTGTCACCGTCCGTCGTGTCGATTGGTTCCGCGTCCTCGCGGATCTGCGCGAGCGTGGCCTGACGCTGCGGGTCATCACGGCGTGCACGGGCATCAGCAAGCCCACGCTGCTGGATCTGCGCAACCAAGAGGCCGACCCCAAGATGCACCAGGGCGAGCTGCTCATCGCCTTGTGGGTGCGCACCACTGGCCGACCAGCTGGGGAGGTGCCTAGATGGGGCGATCCCCGCACCGCGCTCAAGCGCTCATACGTCGAGGCCTGGGAGGGCGGCACCATTCACTGCCCGTTGTGCGGCACTGAGCACAGCGTGCGTGAGCCCAAGAAGGTGAAAGATCCCGAACCCCCATTCGATGAACGCCAGCTCAGCCTGATCGCTTGAGCCGGGGAGGGTGGGTAAGGTCGGGAAACCTGCCACGTTGCGGCCCAACACTTGCCGGTGTCGAATCAAACTTACCGGAGAGCCGCATGGCGACGAAGCCCCGCACCATCCTGACCCCTGGCGATTCCGCCGCGCCCGCTCAGCCTGTCGAGGCATCTCAGCCCAGCGCCCCCAGCGTCGAGCCAACCAGCGATGAAGCTGAAGAGCCGACCGACCAGGACATCATGCGCCAGCGCGTGGCTGAGACGGTGTTCACCTTCCCCGAGCCCGAGCCTGATCCGGCGCCCAAAGCAGAAGCGCCCGCCGCGCCCGCTCAGCCTGCGGTGCAAGTCGTCTCCAACACCCCCAAGCTGACCCCCGAGGGTTGGGTGGTGCCCGCTGACTTCGGCGCTCAACCCAAGCGGGTGGGCTGACCATGTGCGGCGGTGGCGGATACAGCGCAGGTGACGCGAAGAAGGACAGAGAGGCCGCGCGCAAAGAGGCGGAAGAGCAGCGTTTGGCCGCTGAGGCGCAAGCACAGGCATCCGCAAATGCCGCAACTGCGGCCAAGCGCACCCGGATGCGCGGCTCTACGTTGATGACGCGCGGCGCTGGTCGCCTCACTTCTGCCGGCAATGCGGCGGCTTCTCCCGCGCTCACGCAAACCGTCATGGCCCGTGGCGTCTCTACCCTTGGCGGTACCTGACAATGAACCCTGATCGCGTCAACTCCATGCTCAAGCGACACGCTCAGCGCGTGTCGGAGCGCCGTGTGCATGAGCCTACCTGGCGCGAGGCGTTCGACTACGTGGCCCCGGCCCGGGGCGCTGGCATCGGGGAAGATGGCTCCTTCGATGCTGGATCTGAGCAAACCAAGCGGGCCCGGGTGCTGTCGTCTGTGTCGGCAGATGCCGCCGAGAACCTGGCGGCCAACCTCGTCAGCGGGGTGACGCCCAGCAACTCGCGCTGGTTCGACCTGGACGTCGACGGCGCGGCGGAAGACGGCAAGCGCTGGCTGAGCGATGCGGCCAACTTCATCTGGCAGAACATCCACAGCGCCAACTTTGACGCCGAGGTGTTCGATGCCATGCTCGACATCGTGTCGGCTGGCTGGTTCGTGCTCTACATCGATGAGGACCGGGACGTCGGTGGGTACACCTTCGAGACATGGCCGCTGTCGCAGTGCTACATCGGCAGCAGCAAGGCCGGGGGCCGCGTGGACACCATCGAGCGTGATTTCTCCCTGACCGTTGAGCAAGCCGCCGCCAAGTGGGGTGCGGCCTCTCTGTCGCAGAGGTCGCAGGAGATTCTGCAGTCCAAGCCTGACACGATGATCGAGTTCGTGCACACCATCGAGCCGCGCCCGATGCACGTTCCTGGCGCGGTTCTGGCGCGCAACCTGCCGTTTTCATCGGTGGTGCTGGAGAAGGCCAACAAGCACCTGGTGCGCGAGTCTGGCTATCACGAGTTCCCGTGCGCGGTACCGCGTTGGTCTCGCCTGCCCAAGATCGCGTATGCAACCGGCCCGGTGGCATCGGCCCTGCCCGACATTCGTCTACTCAACCGCCTGCGTGCCAACGAGCTGAGCGCCACTGAGCTGGCGGTGGCTGGCATGTGGATCGCAGAGGACGATGGCGTTCTGAACCCCAAAACCATCAAGGTGGGGCCTCGCAAGGTCATCGTCGCCAACAGCGTCGACAGCATGAAGCCGCTCATGACGGGCGCGGATTTCAGGGTGGCGTTCACTGCGGAAGAGCGCCTCGAGCGCGCCATCCGCAAGCGCCTGCTGGCTGACCAGCTGCAACCTCAGGACGGCCCCGCGATGACCGCCACCGAGGTGCATGTGCGCGTGGCGCTGATCCGCCAGCTGTTGGGCCCAGTGTTCGGTCGCATGCAGGCTGAGTTCCTGCAGCCCCTCATTGAGCGCTGCTTCGGCATCGCCTATCGCGCAGGTGTGCTGGGCCAAGCCCCTCAGTCTCTGGCAGGCCAGTCTTTCCACGTCAAATACATCAGCCCGATGGCCCGCAGCCAAAAGCTGGAAGAGGTCACCGCCATCGAGCGTTACGGCGTGTTCGTTGGTCAGCAGGTCGCCGCAGGCTTCTCCACGGCGGCAGACCTCTACGACGTTGACGAGGCCACCCGCGCAGTCGGTGACGGTCTGGGTGTGCCGCAGCGCATCATTCCAGACACCCGCAAGGTCAAGGCTCTGCGCGAAGCACGCAAGGAAGACGCTCAAGCCCAACAGCAAGCCATGCAGGCCCAGGCGGCTCAGCAATCCTTGACTGACTCCATGGCTCAGCGCATGGCCAGCGCAGCCTAAGCCGACAAGCCATGTCTGTCACTCACACCCCAGACCCCAACGCTTACCGCCGCCTCTTCGAGGACAACGCCGACGGCGTGGCCGTGCTGGAGCAGCTCATCGCCCGCTTTGGCCGCAACCCATACACCCCAGGTGGCGTCGACGCGGCGCGCGCCACCGACTACAAAGCAGGGCAACTGGAAGTTGTTCAGTTCATCCTGCGACAGATCAACCGCGCCCACGGAGTGAACGATGTTGCTGAAGACCAGACACCGACTGATGAATGAGGCTGCTGCTGCGGATGCGGGTGGGGCTGGAGGCGGCGCACCTGCTGCCCCAGCCGCTACAGCTACACCTGCGGCTGCTGCACCAGGCGCTCAGCCTGCAGCACCCGCTGCACCAACCACCGTGATGGGCAAGGGTGCGCAGCCATCGGAATGGGCGGCACCTGAGAAGTACCTGGTCAAAAACGGCGAAGAGATCGACTGGCAGGCCACCGCCCGCAAGATTGACGAAGGCCGATCGCACCTCGAAAAGCGCTTTGGCGCTGGCGATCTGCCACCCACCGAAGTCGCAGGCTACAAGCTGGCTGTGCCTGAAGCGCACGCCGAAGCCCTGGCCGGCTGGGATCTGGCTGCGGACACAAAGCTGCAGGAGTTCGTGACCGGTGCGCATGAGCTGGGCTTCACTCAAAAGCAACTGGATCATGTGCTCGGAGCGTATGCCAACATGGCCGTCGAGGCCAAGGGCGCAGCTGCTGCACAACCTGAGCAAGAAGCAGAGAAGGCAGCCACCGCTTTGCGTGAAGTCTGGAAGGACGATGCCGAGTTCGACAAGAACGTGAGCCTCGCCTTCGCCGCAGGCCAGAAGCTGGCCAACAAGCTGGGCGTGTCGTTCGATGACTTCAACGAAGCCCTGGGCAACAACCCCATGTTCCTGCGCCTGGCTGCGGCACTGGCTCCGGAAATGCAAGAAGACACCCCTACCGGCACACAATCTGGCGTGGCCGATGCGCAGGACTTTGACGCCCAGGTCGCAGCCTTGCGTGCAGAAAAGGATGGCTTGCCGGAAAAGGACCCGCGCCGGCAGCAGGTGCAAGACAAGATCAATGCCCTGTACGAGAAGCGCTACCCGCAGCAGCGCTGACACCATCAAGACTACGCATCACCCAAGCCCGCCCAGTGCGGGCTTTGTCGTTTCTGGTCGGGATTCTTGCCGTGTCGCGCTGGCACATTGGTACCCGAACGAGGCCCGGCATGGCAGCCGGACACCCTCAACAGTACAGCCCGTCACCGCAGCCCAGCCGGGGCAGGTCACGACAGCAGGCCCGGATGACCGGACACCCTGAACGGCGTCACCTTTCAGGAGCACATCATGCCTTTCCCTAGCGCCCCTACCGCTGCCTACAAGCAGCAGTTCCACGATTCGTTTGAATCCGCCTTGGCCCAAAAAGAAAGCCGCCTGCAAGCTGCGGTGATCGACCGTGCTCAGATCGACGGTTCTTCGTTCTCCTTCAACGGCCTGGGCACCACCGAGATGGAGGCCGTCACCGGTCGCTATCAGGACAAGAACCCCGCGGAGTTGGACAACAACACCCGCGTGGTCTACATGGCCGACTTCGACCGCACCCTGGTGGTCGATGGTTTCGACATCCCCAAGCTGGCCGCTGACCCGTCGTACAAGTACGTGGGCCTGCTGACCGAAGCTGCCAACCGCCGCAAGGACAAGTCCATCTACCGCGCCTTGATCGACGACATCATCGTCAAGACCGGTGAAAACACCTTCGGCACCGCCTCTCTGCCCAGCGGTCAGAAGATCCTGGCCGGCGGCACGGCTTTTACCAAGGCCAAGATCCTGCTGGCCCGCAAGCTGTTCCGCGCCAATGAGTGCGATCAGGAAAACGGCGAGCAGCTGTTCATGCTGTACGACAGCAACATGGTCGCCCAGATCCTGGCTGACACCACGCTGACCAGCGCCGACTTCATGGCCGTGCAGATGCTGCAGGAGGGCAAGGTTGCCGCCAACTGGCTGGGCTTCAATTGGATTCCCTACGAGCAGCTCGACGCAGGTGCTGGTGGTGTCGGTGAGCGCAAGACCGCTGCTTGGGCGAAGTCGGCCATTCACATGGGCACCGGCATCAACGTCAAGACCAGCATCGGCGAGAACACGCAAAAGCGTGGCCACCCGACCGAGGCTTATGGCTATATGAGCCTGGGTGCTGGCCGCCAGGACGAGAAGAAGGTGATCACGATCGACTTCACGATCTGACACCTGGCCTCAACAACCGAACACTGAAAGGACACCATCATGGCTTTCGTCACCGTCAAGTCCTCGCTGATCACTGCTCGTGACAGCGGTGGCAAATCCTCTCTGAGCACCGGCCCGCGCCGCCTGTATGACCAGGCCGACACCGTCGAAGTCACCAACGGCGACTCTATCGGTTCGAAGTTCATCTTGGGCAGCGTGCCTTCGTCGGCATCGATGCGCGAGCTGCTGATCCTGTGCGACGCGATCACCGCCGCTGCCGCCGACTTCGGCCTGTATCGCACGACCCAGGACGGTGGTGCGGCTGTCGATGCCGACCTCTTCGGCTCGGCTGTGTCGCTGGCCACGGCCATCACAACGGGCACCAACATCCTGCACGAGTCTGGTGTGCTCGACATCGCCAACCTGGCCAAGCCTCTGTGGCAGGTCCTGGGCCTGTCGAGCGATCCGCAGCTGATGTACGACGTGGTGGCCACGCTGACCGCAGCAGCCACGGCAACTGGCACGCTGACTGCGCGCATCAGCTACGCACAGGGCAACTGATCGCGAGAGCGAGTGGGGACCCCTCAAGGGGTTTGAGGGGCTTCGGCCCCTCTTTTTTATGGAGCGCTGACACATGGCCTCGCCCGTTTCGATTTGTTCGAACGCCCTCATCCTGCTGGGTGACAAGCCGATTGCGTCGTTCACCGATGGCAGCAAGGCCGCTCAGGTGGCGGCCAACCTGTACCCGGATGCCAAGCGTGACTTCCTGCGCGGCCACCCGTGGAATGCCGCGATCAAGCGCGCCACGCTGGCCCCCTTGGCAGACGCGCCAGAGCACGGCTTTGCCAACCAGTTCCAGCTCCCTGCTGACTTCCTGCGCATGCTCGAAGTGGTGGACGGCCAGGAGTTCAAGATCGAGGGGCGCCGCGTGCTGGTCAATGCGACGGTGCTGCGCATCAAATACGTGGCCGATGTGCCTGAGGACACCTGGGACGCAGGCATGGTGTCAGCCATGACCATGCACATGGCCGCCCTCATGGCGCTTCCGATCACGGAGTCGGCCACCAAAGCAGAAGCCATCACCCAGACAGCGGAGCGCGCGGTGCGCCGCGCCAAAGCCATCGACGGCATGGAAGACACGCCCGACAGCATCGAGGATGACCCGCTGTACCGGTCTCGATTTCCTGGTGGAGGCTGGTAATGCCAAAGGTCACAGCTGTCACCACCAACTTCACCAGCGGTGAGCTCACGCCCAAGATGGGGGTGCGCATCGATGTGCAGCGCTACCAGAACGGCGCGGCACTCATTGAGAATGGCTGGCCAATCATTCATGGCGGCATCGACAAGCGCTGGGGCACGCTCTACCGTGGTGCGGCCAAGATTGCCAGCAAGAAGGCCCGCCTGATCCCGTTTGTGTTCTCCCGCACCCAGGCGTACTGGCTTGAGTTCGGCGAAGGTTACATGCGCGTGCACACGTCGGCAGGGCAGGTGCTTGCATCACCAGGTGTGCCCTACGAAATCGCCACGCCGTACACCGAGGCCCAGGTGCAGGAGATGGATTTCAACCAGGGCGCAGACACCATGCTGCTGTGGCACACGGCTGTCCATCCACGACGCCTGCGCCGCTTTGCTGATGACCGCTGGGTGATGGACATGGCGCCTTTCAACCCTGTGCCGTTCGATGAGATCGGCGTGCGCCTTCCTGTGAGCGTGACCCTGTCTGCCGCAACCGTCGGCACCGGGAGAACAGCTACGGCATCTGCAAGCGCCTGGCTCAATTCTGATGTGGGTCGTGAGATCTACGCTGGTGCCGGTACCGCCAAGATCACCGCAATCACAAGTCCCACAGTCGTGACGGTGGACATCACCCACGAGTTCGAAAGCACCGCCCTGGCGTCAGGTGAGTGGTCTCTTGCGCAGAGCCCGCAGACCGGGTGCACGGCAAGCGCTGCCACCCCGGTGGGCGATGCCATCACGCTCACTCTGGACGCTGACGGATGGCGCTCGATGGACGTGGGGCAGTACGTCGTCATCAACGGAGGTCTGGTCAAGATCACGGCTGTGACCTCTGCGCTGATCGCCAATGGCCGCATCGAGCGAGAGCTCAGCAGCGCCACCAAGGCGGTGGCCGGATCGTGGACGCTGAATTTCCCGGCCTGGAACGACCAGGACGGCTACCCCAGCACGGGCACATTCCACAGCCAGAGACTGCTGGCCGCAGGTTCCCCGGCATACCCGCAGACAATCTGGGGCTCCCCCATCGGCGACTACTTCAGCTTCCTGCTCGGCACGCTGGACACCGATGCATTCGCATTCCAGATGGTCAGCGATGACCTGAACCCCATCACCTATCTGTCAAGCATGGAGGCGCTGATGGCGCTTTCCTATGGCGGGGAGTTCACCATGGATGGCGGGGTTGAGAAGCCCATCACACCCACCAACGTGCGCGCCAAGCCACGCAGCAACCACGGATGCGCCCAGGTGCGACCTGCACGCGTGGGGTCTGAAGAGGTCTACGTGCAGCGCACAGGCAAACGCATTCGGGCTGCCAGTTACAACGAGATCAGCGGCGTCTGGGCTGCGCCTGACATATCGGTCTTGGCGGAGCACCTCATGGCCCCAGGCATCACGGCTCTGTCCTGGCACAAAGAGCCGGGCATGCTGGTGATGGCTGCGCGCGCTGACGGCGTGCTGGCTCACTGCACTTTCGACCGCGACCAGGACGTGGCAGGCTGGGCCAGCTCCAATCTCGGCGGTGTAGTCGAGTCCATTGCAACGGTACCGGACGGAGACCGCGACCGCACCATGCTGATCGTTCGACGCGAGATCGACGGCGCCACGGTTCGATACCTGGAGATGTTCGACGAGGACACCTACACCGACAGCGCCGTCAAAGGCCAGCAACTGACACCCGACACCGTCTGGACAGGCTTTGACCACCTGGAAGGCAAGGAAGTGGCCATCCTGGCCGATGGCGTGTCTCAACCCCGCCAGACCGTGACGGGCGGCCAGGTCACGCTGCAGCGCCCGGCCGCATCGGTGGAGGTGGGTCTGCCGATCACCTTGCGCATCAAGCTGCTGCCACCTGAGGTTACCGGCGGCGCAGGTACGGCGCTTGGATCCCAGCAACGATGCAATGAGGTCACGGTCGCGGTGCGCGACACCGTTGGCATGCGCATCAACGGCCAAGAGGTTTCCTTCCGTCAGCTTGGCGTGGGCATCCTGGACCAACCGCTTGCACCGTTCACGGGCGTCAAGGACGTGACCGATCTGGGGTGGAGCACTGGAACGGTTGAGACCGTTATCGAGCACGACCACCCGCTGCCGTGCCACGTCATGGGCGTCATTCGCAAATTCACCTTCAACGAAACATGATCAGACCCGCAACACACGACGACATTGAAGGCCTGATTGAGTTGGGCCGCGCCATGGCCGCCGAGTCTCCGCAGTTCTCGCGCATGCCGTACAGCCCCAGCAAGGTGCGCACCATGCTCTTGGCCCTCATCGACAGCCCCAGAGGCTTTGTGCGCGTGGCAGATGAGGGGGGCCAGCTGGTGGGTGTGATGGTTGGGGCCTGCACCGAACACTGGGCGTGCGACGGCCTGGTGGCGTTCGATCTGGCTTTGTACGTGCCCACCACTCGCCGGGGCGGCATCCAGGCTGCACGGCTCTTGCGCGCCTTCGCGGATTGGTCGCATGACCTCGGTGCGCACATCGCCACAGCAGGCATCAGCACGGGCATCAATCCCGAGCAGGCTGACCGCCTGTACCTTGGTCTGGGCTTCAAGCGCCTGGGCTCTGTTTTTGACTTGAGTGGGAGATAAGCCATGTGCCTCGAAATGTTGTTGATCGGCTCCGCGCTCCTCAGCGCAGGGACAGCTATTAGTAGCGCAAACCAGTCGGCCAAGGCTGCGGAGGCGACAGGTCGCAACCTCGCCAGCCAAGCAGGCCAGCAGCAAGACGCTGCGGCAGCGCAAGCCGACCAGATCCGAAAGGCCGCACGGCGTCAACGTGCCGCCGCTGAGGCCTCATTCGCTGCAGGTGGGGTTGATGTTGGAGTCGGAACACCCATCGCTGTGGACAACGAGATTGCTCGCGGTGGCGAGCTTGATGCCCTCAACACCATCATCACCGGTGGCCGTGGCGCTGACTCCCTGACTCAGGAGGCCATCGCCTACGGCAAGCAGGCCAACGCGGCGAGGATGGCCGGATACGGCCAGGCCGTCAGCACGCTGCTTTCGGCTGGGGCCGGTGCGATGAGCGCGGCAGGGTGGAGAAGCAATGGCCCTGGCTTCAGCGGAACGCAAACAGCTGCGCCGATTTCGGATCGCTCGATTCGCATCAACTGATAGGAGGCTGACGTGCCAACCATCCCCATGGGAAATTTCGGCCAATCGGTCGCCCAGCCTCAACGCGCTGCCCGCGTGGTCGCTGACACTGGGTTATCGGATGCCATCGGTCAAGTCGCGAAGACGGTGCAAGGCATCTCCCTTGATCAGATTGCGGCCCAGACGCGGCTTGATCAGCAAGCGCGCGAAGTTGAGGCGCAGACCAACGCCGGCCGCGTTCGCGTCAAGACGATCAACGATGCCTCCGACCTGAGCGACCAGATCAACCGAGGCATCCTCGACGGCACCATCAGCAAGGACAAGGCGACCGAGGAATGGTCTGCACGCTTCAAAGAGCTGACCAATGGACGCCTGGACGGCATGGACCCTCGCTATGCCGGTCCGCTCCAAGTTGCTTTCGAGGACCTGCAGGCCCGCGGCCTCAACGGTGTGCGCGACACGCTGACGAAGCGCGACCAGCAAGACACTCAAGCCAACCTGCTGACGCTGGGTGAGGAATACCAGCGCATGGCCGCCAAGGATCGCCCCCGCGCAGTGCTGGAATACACCGCCCAGCTGGAAGCCATGGGCCCGCGTGCTGGCTGGACGCCGGAGCAGATCGCCCTCAAGAAGCAGCAATTCCGCGAGGGCACGGCCTACACCCAGGCGTTCAGCCTGGTGCGTGGCTCGTCCGATAGCATCGTCGGCGTGCGCAAGGCTCGGCAGGCGCTGGCCAGTGACGCCTTTGCCGACCTGGACCCACAGAAGCGTGCCCAACTTGATGCGCAGCTGGACGGCTACCAGACCAACATCGAGCAGCGCCAGGAAATCGCCGCCCAGCGCGCCGCCCGCCAGCAAGAGGCCAAGCTGAATCACGCCCGCGCCGCCTTCGAGGCGTCGCAGGCCCGCGTGTTTGCAGGCGTGCCGGACAGCCCGGATCAGATCGCCCTCACAACCCAGGCACTCGCTGGAACGCCTTTCATCGAGACCTACAAGCAGCTGCAGCAGCAGGCCCGCCAGATCGGCGGGTTTGCCGCTCAGCCGGTGCAGGTTCAGCGATCAGCCCTCGACCAGGTCAACGCCCAGATCGCCCGCCAGGGCGCAAGCGAGGACCTGATCAAGCGCCGCGATCAGCTGCAGCGCGCACTGGACGCATCCGAGAACGACATCAAGGACGACCCGCTGCGCGCAGGCCTCAAGCGTGGCGTGATCACGGAGCTGCCTGCTATCGATACCCGCAGCGTGGAAGGCTTCAGCCGCTCCGTGGTGGCTCGGCTGCAGCAGGCCAGGGTGGTGCAGGCGTGGTCAGGTCAGCCAGTTTCCCCGCTGACGAATGACGAGGCCTTCCTACTTGGCAAAATGCTGCAATCCCTCCGCCCAGAAGAGAAGGCGCAAAGTACCGCAGTTCTGTCTGAGGCCATTGGCCCCGAAGCAGCGATGGCCCTGGCGGCACAGATATCGAAGAACGACAGGCCGCTTGCATTGGCTATGGCCGCTGGCTCTGCACGCACCACAGGCGCAACAGACTGGCTTGGGTCTCAGAGCATTGCGCCACGGCCTGTGTCAACGTTGATCCTCAAGGGGCAACAAGCCATGAAGGACAAGGGAGTCAAAGAACAAGATGCCCCCGTCAAGGTTCGTCAACTTATCGCGGCTGAAATTGGCGACGCGCTTTCAGGAAAAACACGAGACGATGTGATTGAAGCAGCAAGCCTGATTTACATGGGCATGGAAGCAGAAGGGTCTGGCAAAGATGCTCGGCGCGCACTCAATCTTGCAGCAGGCGGCTCTGTGACAAAACACAATGGCAGATCGATTGTTATGCCGGCTCAAATGTCGTTGGATGTGTTCCGAGATCGCCTCGGTAGCCTCAAGGCTGAGGCCCTGGCGTCACAAACGCCTGGCGGAGTGGTCTACCAGGGCAGCAGGGCTATGAGCACGCAAGAGTTCTTGGCTACCGTGCCTTCGGCAACTCTTGAACAGGCTGGAAACGGTCGGTACTTTGTTCGATCTGGTGCGGGTCTGGCGCGAAACGCCAAGGGCGCGCCCATCATCATTGAGGTACGCTGATGTCACTGCTTGATGCCAACTCTGAAGAGCTGTCCACTGCTGCCGCGAACAGCATCTGGCAGCCTGCAAAGGCGCCTGAGCCGGGAGTGTTCAAAAACTTCGCAAGCACAGCAGGAAACTATTTCATGCGCTCAATGGCTGAGACAGCCAGAAGCGCTTCAATGGCTGTTGCGGCTGTCCCTGTTGCAGTAGACAAAATTGTTCAGAACGACAATTTCAGCGGCAAAAGCCTATCTGACCGGTACTTCGAGTTTCACGATGAAGTATTTGGGCGTGCGGTCGATTACTGGACCCCAAGACCAGAGGAAACAGGAAAAGCCGGCCAGGTTGTTGGGTCTCTTGCTGGCGGGGTCGCTCAGTTTCTGGCGTCACCCGCGATAGCTGTAGCAAACGCTCAATTGTCGACCTCCGAAGAATTGATCAGGCAGGGGGTGGATGCTGACGCGGCCATATTGGCTGGCGACATTGCCGGCATCGGAACCGTTGCCGGCATCGCATTGCCGATTGCTGGCAAGTCTTTGACGCAGCGAATTGCCACAGGCGTTGCTGGGAATCTTGGGCAGAGTGTGGCTACAGCCGCTGCGACTCAGCAGATCCTCGACGCCGCTGACGCGCCTGAATCCGTGCAGGCTCAGTTTGACCCTCTCGACCCTACAGGGCGAACTGTCGACGTGCTGATGGGGGTCTTGTTTGGCGCAGAGGCGCACATGGATGCGCGCGCCAGCCTTACGCCTCAGAGCACACGCGATGCCTTGATGACGGTGAATCAAGCTCGCCATCTTGAATCTGTTGCCACACCTGGCCGCCCCAGTACAGATGCAGATTTAACTGCTTCGGTGGACGGTGTGCGGTCGGCCATCGATCAGATGGTTCGCGGAGAGCCAGTCGCGGTGGATGCACCGCTACGGTTCGAGGTCGATGAGGTGCTGAACACACAGCACGCAGAGATGCAGCAGCTGCTAGACCAGGCATTGCCAGCGTCCGACCCTGTGCCAGCCCCAAAGATGATGGATGTAGATGATCTGCGCCCCAGTGTTGGGCCAGATGGTCAGGCAGCACCAAAGGCTCAAGCGAGCACGGCCCCGATATTCGATGAGTCTGTGCGCTTGCCTACCGGCGATTTCGACCCCAAGACAGGGGAGCCGACCACCATCTCTGCGAATGATTTCATTGCGCGTGCGCAGGAAGACGCCGCGCAGGTCAAAACCACAGCGCCGCGCCTGCTGGCTGCTGCTGCTGAGTGCCTTCTGGGGAGTATCTGATGGCAGATTTCAATCGATGTATTTCAGCCCTCAATAAGGCCGCCGGGCGCGAACTTGGCGCCGATGAGTTGGAGGTCCTGTTTCAGCGCATTCAGAAGACCGCGCGCGATCTCAAGGCTGGCCGCATCAAGGACACCACTGGACCGCAAAACTTGGGAAGCACAGAGGGTCTGATCAGGCGGGCCGCCGAGATTGAGTCCATGAGCATGATTGCCGAAGCGGATCGTAAGGCTCGCAACGCCGTGCAGGATGCCAAGACAGTTGCAACCCGACAAGCCGATATCGGGGAGATGATCAAGGACGGCAAGATCAGCGGGGTAGATGCGGTGCGCCGACTGTTGGTCAACGACGCAGACGGCAGGGCAGATCAGTTCTCTCTGGAGACCCGGGCCATCGGCGTGTCGCAGTACCTGAAATCCAAAATACAGGACACCTGGTCGGCAATGGATCGATCATTCATGGAATACCTCGCCAGAGCGGACAAGATCGGCTTGCTGGTGCGTGAGATCAGGGGAGAGGATACCGGCGATGCCATCGCCAAGAAGGGCGCAGAGGCCTTTCGTCAAACCGCAGAAGAGGCCCGACTCTGGTTCAACGAGAAGGGCGGCCAGATTGGTCATCTGGACGATTGGGGCATGCCTCAGCACCATAGTCAGGAACTGGTGGCGAGAGCGGGCAAGGATGAGTGGATCGCCTTTGTGATGCCGCGGCTGGACCGCGCCAAATACACAGACCTGGCTGGCAACCCGATGTCAGATGTCGAGGTTACAAACTTCCTTGCGCGCGCCTGGGACACCATCGCCACCAATGGCGCAAGCAAGATGGAGCCGGGCCAAGGTGCTCGCACAGGTGGCAGAGCAAATCGGCACGCGGAAGAGCGTCAGGTTCATTTCAGGGATGCTCAGGCTGTCATCGACTACTGGGGTAGGTTCGGCGAAAAGACGGTTCCCGATATCCTCATGGGCCACATCGAGACAATGGCCAACGACATTGCGTTCATTGAGCACTTCGGCAGCAACCCAGACGCGACCTATCGACTCCTGAGGGACATGGCCGGCAAAGCAGCCAAGTCTGCAGAGCCGACCAAGCTGGACAAGATCGATGGGGAAATCGCCAAGCTGGACCGGCTGTGGGATTACGCCAGCGGTCGCTCGAAGCCTGTCGCGAGTCGCTCCATTGCTCGTGGGTTTGACGTGGTGCGCAACCTCAATACAGCAGGGAAACTTGGATCGGCGGCATGGGCCACGCTCATCGGCGACAAGGTTCTTTTCGAGGCGATCGGACGCGTCAACAACTTGCCAGATTTCCAGCGCTGGCATAACGAGATCCGCCTGCTCAACCCAGCAAACAAGGTGGAGCGGCAGATGCTTCGCAGGCATGCGCTGATGCTCGACTACATGACGAACGCCATGTATCGCTTCGGTGATGAGCTGGGCAAGTCGTCGCTGACTGGCAAGCTGGCCAACAAGGTGATGCAGGTGTCCGGCATGTCGGCTGTCAACGACTGGCGGCGCGGCGCGTGGGCGCTGACTGCCATGGACACGCTCGGCAGCGTGGTGAGCACGAAGAACTTCAGCGACATCGGCCCACAGGACATGCGACTGCTGAACTCGTATGGCATCAATGAGTTTGATTGGCGGGTTTGGAAGCTCGCAAAGCTCGATGACCTTGGCCACGGCAATGACACCGCCTTGACGCCTGAGTCAGTTGGCCGGATCTCTGATTCCGACCTGAAGAAAGCCAACATCATCAGCCAGACCGATGACGGGACAGAGGCCGCCCAGGTGCGCCGGGATGCCACCATCAAACTGCTGGGTGCTCTGACCAGCGAAAGCCGTCTTGCTGTGCTTGAGCCAGGATGGGAAGACAGGGCCCGCATGTACGGAGGCCTGCAGCGGGGCAACCTCAGGGATGAACTCACGCGCAGCTTCTGGCAGTTCAAGGCTTTCCCAATTGCGCAGTTCGAGCGGATTCTCGATGTGGGGCTGTCACGGCCAACCACGGGCGGCAAGGCGTCCTTCCTGCTCATGGTCCCGGTGCTGCAGACCCTGGCAGGCGGGATGCTTATTCAGGTTCAAGAACTCCTGAACGGCAAGGACCCCAGGCCCATGGACGATTGGAAGTTCTGGGCGGCGGCCTTCCTCAAAGGAGGGAGCCTGGGCCTTTACGGTGACTTCCTGTTCAGCCAGTCTGGCACCACGCGCTACGGTACTGGCCCGCTGGAGGCAATCGCAGGGCCGACCATCGGAGGTGCGGCTGACCTTGTAACCTTCATAGCCCAGGCTCCAGGAAAGATTGCCGCAGGCGAAGACCCGCGTGTCGCGGCCAAGGCCATCAACATCGCCAAGGGCTACATCCCATTTCAGAACCTCTGGTACACAAAAGCCGCTACAGACCACCTCATTTTCCAGAACGCGCAGGAGGCCCTGAACCCTGGATATCTGGATTCCATGCGGGCTCGAACTCAGCGAGAATTCGGCAACGACTGGTGGTGGGCGCCGGGCGAAATCACACCAGATAGGGGGCCTGACCTTGGAAATGCTTTCGGCAATCGTTGACTGGTTGGCGGCTGTTGTCGGCGCCATGGCCGTTCTGTGCTGGTGCGCTGGTTGGGTGTTCATCCTGATTTGGCTGTGCAACCAGTTGCCCATGGATGGCGCCACTCAGCGCGCGACGCTCTCTGTTGCTGGCCTTGCTGGCCTGGGGATAGCGCTGTGGACACTGAAGCTCGCGCTGGGCATCAAGCGTCTTTGAAAGGCTGGGACGGAAAATTCGCCAAGACCAATTTGAAAAGCTGCAGGCCCTGAGCGAGAAGCTCATGGATGTCTTCCTCGATGAGGCCGACCCCAGCAGCTGGCCGGGGCAGGGGCTCAAGATCGGGGCGATGGATGCCCAGACACGCGGCGATCTTTACTGGGTGCGCAAGACCGCAGCCAGCGCGGGCATGCTCTACACCCGGGTGATGACTATGGTCGGACAGGTGCAGATGGCCGGCGCCGGTACCACGCCACCTCAAGGTGATGGCACCACCGAAACTGACACCGCCAACACGCAGTTGGACGCAGAGGTGGCAGCCGCCGAGCGTGAGGCCAATCGCCTGCTGAAGCAGCTGCAAAGCGGGGCCAGCAAGAACGCCTTTGACAAGCGGGTGCACGGTGGAAAGTCGTGAAGTCGGCTTCCTGACCTTCTTCATCATGTGGGCCCGCCTGCAGGGGTGGGAGGTGCCTTTCCTGCATGTGCGCGTGTGTGTGTGGCTGGAGACGTGCGACGCGCCGGAGCGGGTGCTGATGGTGTTTCGAGGCGCGGCCAAGTCCACCATCTACGGTGTGTTCAAGGCGTGGAAGCTGTACCGCAACCGTCACCACCGCTCGCTGGTTTGGTCGGCCGACAACGACACGGCCGGCATGCTGACCG